TCGTAAAATTGCCGTCGTACGCACGCCCAATAGCGGTGCTGACAGCGGTTAAATCCTTACCGGTTGCTATTGCCGTGTCGACACTTAAAGTTAAAAGGTCCTGGGCTTTTTGAGCGTCTTTTGTGAACCTCACCAAACCCGACAAAGCCGGCCTAAGTTCGTCGTCGGTCACGTTTGTGGCTAATTGCGTCTGGTCTACGAACCTAGCCATGCTGGCCGTTACTTCATCGTTAGCGCCAAGTGTGCGTTTTAACTGTTGGGCTAAAAGGTTTGCGCTTTTTTCGTCTGCTGCTGCTGCCTTGGCGGCCATACCGAGACCGCCAGCCAATGCGGTGACAGCGCCGGCAGCGGGCAGCATTGCTTTTTGTAGCAGGAACCCAGACTTAGCGCCGAAACCTTGCAGACTGGCAAACTCTTTTTTGGCTGCGTCAAAACCTTTAGTGTTCAGGCTTGAAATAATCGGAATGTTGATAGCCATTAGCGCGCTCTCGTTGTTACTAGGTTACGGTTAACAATAGTCATAACGCGCTCCACTATCTTGTCTACTTCAGCCTCGACAGCGGGTAGCACACTTTTGGCAGCTGGTTGTAATGCGCGGGGCGCTGTACGTGGGCCGACGGCTTCGCCTTCAGCAATAAGGTTTGTCACAAACTGGCCGCCACGTTGTATGCCGCCATGGTCCCAGATTGCGCCGGCAGCGTCGCGCTGCTGTAGTACAAGCAACTGGTATTGCGTCGCCTTAAAATCGGCTGTAGAGCCGTTAGAGAACCTTACAGTGCGGGCACGCTGGCCACGTTTGCCTACCACGGTGCGAATACCAGCTAGGACGCGCTCGCGTTTCCACCCGGTACCGTCGCGGCCTTTAATCATGTTGCCATTAACCATGCGCGACAACGGCGGGGCCGTTGGAATAAACGAGCGCGCCGCAGTCACAAGTCGAGTACCAGCGCCCGACTGAATGTCTTTAGTAATCTGCCGGCGTAAAACGCGGTCAACTTTGTTAATTTCCGCTAAGGCTTCTTGGATACCGTAAACCTGATAAGACGCGCTAGCGGGCATTTTTTTTACGCTGCCTTTCAAGTACATCTATAACGGTGGCTAAGTCTGTTAACTCAAAGTCTACACTTGGGGGCCACCAGCCCGTGTGTAATAGAAGCTCTGCTAACTGTCGCCGGATAGTTCCGGCACGGTAAAAGTTGCCGGCTCGCTGTCTACTACTTCTAGGTTCTCAATGGTGTTAATGAACGCGTCAAGCGATGCGGGCACGATAATGCCGGAGCGTTGGCTGGCCTCGTAAGCCATAAAGGCTAAGTCTTCCATGCCAACGCCCGAGCCTAGGTCACTGGCGCGACGCTTGAAACGCCTTTCCCATGCGACAATGACGGCGAGGTTAGTGGTTACCTCGTAGGCGTCTTCGTTTTGTCGTTGTACTTTTAGCCGTAATTGCATGTCGGGCTACCTTTCGGGTTAGTTGTTATCAGGTTACGTCTACGGTGTAAATGCCGCCGCGGATAACAATATCCATGGTGGCTAGTTCGCCCATTGACGCGTTCATGCTTGGCAGCGTTTCTAAATATCCGCCCGAGATAGTGAAGCCTGGGTTAGTTGCGGTGTACGTGCCGGGTGTTGCTGGTGCAGCTGGCGAAACAATAATGGTTGCAATTTGTGTACCGACCAGTGGTGACAATGTTGCGTAAGACTCACTTGATGCGTAGCTCGCATACATTGTCAACGTAAGTTCGTTGGACTGTAGGCCAGCAGTGTAAACGCGAGCAGTGCCACCAAATGCGGTGCTTTCGAGTGCTTCTACCGTGTAGTTCAATGTCACGCTTGTGCATTGGTCTGACACGTCAACCGCGCCGATAAGGACGTTTGGGTTTGAGAGATAGGTACTGGTTGCCATGGGGTTCACTCCTCGGGGTTTTCTTCTGCTTCTGTTTTAGCAGATTTTGCGGGCTTAGTGTGTGATTTCTCGACAATGAAACCGCCAGCCAAAAGGTAGGCGACGTCGTGGCCGTCTGGGTTAAAAGGTTCGCCGACGATGCCGACTCTGGGACTGTTTACTACGTACATATTTTCCTAACCGGTTTGGGCCTGCATGGCTATGGTCAAGTCGTAGGCCGGATACTCAGCACCACCAATAATGGCGATAGTTGGGCGGCCGTCCTGAACACCAACTTTAGCGCCAATAACTTTGGCGGCAAGGTTCATAAGTGACCGTTGCGCGTCCAAGTTGTTTGGGCCAAGAGTAATGCAGCGCACGGGAAACAACATTTTTACAATGTTGAAGTTAAACGCCTCGAATGTTGGCGCGTCAATGAAAACGCACGGGGGGCACAAATTGCGCGGGTCGTTGACCACTTGTAGACCACTAACTGCCGTGAGCGTTGCTACTAGGTCGTCTAGAGCCTCGTTAAATAGGTCTGTAAAGGTCACTGGCATGCGTTACGCCACCTGCGGTCTGTCAATGCCAAGCAGTTGTTTGATGACGCCTGAGAGGCCCGTAACAGTTACCGCGCCACCGTCTCCAAAACTAGCAAACGAGTCAATACTCCCCCGTTGGCGATAGAGCATTCCGCCATACTGAATAACCGCGAGCGTCACGTCGCCGCTTGGGCTAGTTGCCAATGCGTCAATGTAACCAGCTTCTTGCCTACGACGGAAACAGAACGCGTTTGCAGCTGACGCGCATTGTGTCAAGAATGTGGTGTCGGCGGCCGTAGCGGTGCCTATTCCGAGCCAGTCCTCGATTTGTCCGGCTGTAATCCAAGTGCATGTAGGCGCAAAAGTTAGCGTGCCGGTTGCTGGGCCGCGCTCGACGTCCGCCGCGGTTAAAGCGAACAAGACTTGGTTTTGTATCGGCAAGTCGTAGTTAAAAAGCAGGTCGCCGTACTCGTCTACGCCCAAGTAATAAAACTGCGGGCATGCGTACACAGTGCGCGTGCCGTTGAATGTTGCGTCAACGGCCGCGACTGTGATGCTGTCGCCGGGCTGTACCAGCGCGTTAGTGAGCAGTTGCAGCACGCCGTAGTTGTCAACGATTTGCTTATGCGTGATTGAGTAAACCGCCATGGCGGTAGCCCGCCTTTCGGGTTATGCGTTTACGAGCTTGACGAACTTGGTTGCGTCTGCCATGAAGACAGCTGCGTAACCGCGGAACGCAATAGTGCGGCCAAGCGTGCTTGGTACGTCCACTGAAATTGCGCCTTTCATCTGTTCGTAAAACTCGAAGCCAGCGGCAGCGCCAGCGGCGTGACCAACTACACCAGAAAGTGTGCCGGTCGTGGTTCCGCCTGCCATGTTTTTGTCAACTACGAGCGACAAGCCCAATGGGTTGCCGTTCCATGAAGTTGCAGACTGTGTGCCGGCTGCGTTGTAGCCACCAAGTCCAGGTGCGCCCACGAACGGGAACACTGGGCGGTTGTCGCCGTCTACGGCCATACCAAGTTTTGCCCATGTCACAGGTGACACGACGTAATGGGTTGGCAGGTAGTTGCTCGTGTTTGAGATTTGGTAAGCCGCGCCGTAAACGGCCTCGACGATGTCTTGACCCGAAAAGCTGCTGAGTGTTTCGGTTTGTGTGGTTTGTGCTACCAACTGGTCTACTGCGTAGTTGTCGGTTGCTTGGCCGTAGGCGATTGCCAACTGTTCAAGAATAATGTTGATTGACGCTGGGTCTGTCCAGTCCAAGTCTTGTTCGGAAACTGTTACATATGTTCCAAACGTGAGCTTGCTGATATCCGTGTTAGACACGGTAACGGTTGACGGGTCAAGCTGATTGAGTTGGCCTGTTGGTTGCTGTGTAACAGTTGGACGTACAGTAATTTTTGGACGGCGGAATGTTGCGCCAGCGGTCGGCATTGCTTTAGTCCCGATTGCAGAAACAAAAGGCCTAATGGGATTGAGCGAGTCGTACACACTGCCGGTGATAATTTGTGGAAGGATACCGGGTGTATCGGCGGTGGTAATGTCTGGCGCAGCTGCTTTAATGCGTGCGTTCATTTCAGCAAACTCGGTGCTGCCTGCTGCCATTGCTGCAATGTATTCGCTAGGTGATGGCAACTTGAATTGTGGTTTAGCAGTTGCCCACAAAGGCGCTGTAGGTGTTGATGCCTCTACTGCTGGTGCTTGGTTTTCCATGACGGGTGACTCCTCTGGGGTTTCTGTAGTTTCTTCTTCGGTTTCGTTCTCGTCGGTGTCGGGTTCCGTCTCTACTGATGTTATATCAGACTGTGCAGCAATTTGGTGGATTTTCGCATCGGCAAACGCGCCTTCAGAAACCATGCTCAATTCTGACCAAATAGCGGCGGTGACGTGCATAACGCCGTCTACCATTGTCCACTCTGTCGGGGTCGCGCCAACGCTTACCGAGTCAAGCACGCCGTCTTGTGCAAGTGTCAATGCTTCATCGCCAGCGTTAGTGGCTGAGATACGCGCGGCAAACATGACGCCTTCGGGTGTTTCTACGCGCTCGGTCACAATGCCAATAGGCTTAGTCGAGTCGTGGTACTGCATAAGTTTTGGCGCGGGGCCGTCAACTGGCAAACTACCCGGCATAAAAAGTACTTCTTGCCCGGTGCTGGTACGTGCGGCCACGTTATATGGCGCGGCTAAACCGTAAATAGTGCGCTTAGGCGTTGCGCCTTTTGCGGCCTCGACAGTAAAAGAGCTGGGGGTAAACCTAATCATTTGCGTACCTCGGGGTTTCTATTGTTGTTTCTGTTTCTACTTGAGAGTCGCCTAGGTAGGACTCGCTTAGGTATTCTTCTACGTCAAACTTAACGTAAGTGCCGTGGGGCAGCACGTTGTCGCTTGACAAGGTTTCTGAAATGCAGTCAATAAACGCCTTGGCACCAAATAGGTAAAGGTCGGCGCGAGCGCCTGCCGACGTGGTGTATTGGTAAGAGCCTTGGTCAATGCCGGCAAGGTAGTTGGGGATATTGGCTGCACGGCAGATTTCACGAGCTTGAAAGTCGCGAGACTCGACAAGCATCATGCGGTCGGGTGTTGCCGTAGTGGCCTCATATGTCAAATACTCGTTTAGTGCTGCCGTTTGGTTTGTCATGCGCGCAGCGTTAAATGCTGCTGCCATGTCGGCTAGTTCTTGGCCGCTTAGAGGTTCGCCGCCAACTTGTCTCAAAACGCCTGCCGGTATGGCCGACTCGGCATTGCGTCGTGCGCTGGCCTCGAGACGCAAACTGGTCGTAATGGCTTCGCTCGACGTGTAAAGCAAACCTTGTACCGGGCTAAGAAACTGAATAAGGTTTTCCGACTCGATGGGCAAACCCGAAAAGTAAACTTGGTTAGACGGCCCAAACCATACGGGGCCGGCTTGGTCTTGGGTGGTGACCATTGCAGCTGGTAGGCGCTCAAATGATGCGGGGTAACCGTCGGCGGTACGGCTTTTGATGTACCAAAATGCGCGGCCGTAAAAGAAAAGGTCGTCAAATGTCCACGACAGAATAAAGTTGTTTGTAACGGTCGGGTCTATACGAGCGAGCCATGCGCGGGGGGCAAGTGGTACTTCTTCCATCTCGTTGCCGTTCCAAATGTCTCGAAACATCTCAAGTTTTAGACAACCAATAACGCTGGCCATAAGGTCACGAGCGCGACTAATGGTCGGTACGCGCATAGCAATTTGGCGCATTTCGCCATTGGTGTACGCATAGAAATTGTTTATTTGGGACGCGCCAGCATTACCGCCAGAGCCATAGCCCACGGCGGCTTTAATCTCTGGGTCTTGTGAAGTGCCTACTGCGGCAACTTTGTTGCGTCCAAATAAAGCCATGTGGATATCTTGCCATTTCCTATGTGGGTAAATGTGGATAACCGACCAAATCCCGACGAAATGGCCGGTTGTCCACAAATGAGTGTACTACCTGCTGATAACAAGTAAAGGCTTGCCCGCAGAACTTGGGCGCGACTCTAAAGCGGCGGCCCATACCATGCACCGGGCTAACTCGATAGGCCCCGGGCTACGGGTAGAGCTGAGAGCCACACTGCCTTGGTGTTTAATCATGACGGCGCGCTCGACGTGTTCGGCAAGTAATTTTTCGCCAGTCTGACCAATGCGGTTTTCTACAATGAGCGACCGTACAGCAAGAGTCCATTTCAGTAGCTCACGGTAGCCAACGATGGTACGCCGGCGCTCATGCTTGGGCGGGCAATGAGTTTCCAAGACTGGCGTTATTGCGATACGCAGCTGCGGGTTGCGTTCTACTTCGCGCTCGACACATGCCCACATTTCAGCCATGTTGTCTACGTCAAAAGCGGTGGTTATTACTGTCTTGTTTTCTACGCGCACAGCGCGCACGCCTACGTACCGAGCTTCATCTATTGACTGCTCGATAGCGAGTACCCCGCCGGCTGGGACTTCGCCAGTAAATAGGCAGGCTTCCCAGAGGCCGTTTTCTAACCAGCCCGAGTGGCTGCTAGTCCAAGTGTTGACCGACCCACGTAGAAACGCGTTGCGGTTAGGTGCCTTGGCTTCGGCCTCAATTACTGACATGTCGAGCGTGTACCCAAGCGCGGGGTTTGCGTACTTCCACGCCTCGGGCGTCATCGGGTCAATGTTGCTCGGGGGGCTGAACTCAGCGAAGTAAAGCGGACCGTGGTCGCCAGCGTCAATAGCGCGTATTCCTTGCTCGCGCCAACGCAACATGGCTTTACTTTCGGGTGTGCCGGCAGTTGACCACATAGACATAAGCGGGTTTTTTCTTGCGCGCTGAGACGGCAGCAAACCTTCATCTATTGCGGCTTCGCTCACACTCCATACCTCGTCAACACAAATAAGGTCGGCGCTGTAACCGTGGCCGGCTTGTGGTGTAGCTGCGCGCACCAGCCAAGTGCTGCCGTCTGGCATCTCTAGGTTCATGCGGCCGTATGACCACGAAATCTTGGCATTGAACTTGGCACCAAGAATGGGGGCTAGGTATTTAAACAGTGCTGTGGATAAGTCGAGTTGGTGACTGCATGTAATGACCGTTTGGGGTTTGCCACGGTTGCCGCCTTGGGTGCAGAGCCACCAGCCGATGAGTGCGGCCATGGCGGTGGTCTTGCCGTTCTGTCGCGCAACGCTCACGAGCGATACACGGTTAACAAAGTTGCCGTTGGGTTTCATTTTGGTTTGCCCGGCAAGTACTCGAAGC